CTTTTCTGGGAAGGGTTCTTAGTTTATCAGAAAAAGAATCATAATATTCTTCAAATTTTCCATCCTGTGTTACTACAAATTGTTTGGATTCTAAAATTCCATTTACAAATGCTTTGGGAAAACTTGGATCGGCCACACAATCCACGGCTACTAATCTAAAATCTTTTACCCGGTTTACTCCGTTCCCACATTCCTCTAATTTGCCCAAGGCCCGAGAACTCATCCCCACTCGTACTCCATCATTGACTAAACTCCGTACAATCTGGCCCATGGGGGTGGTTAACACCTTGGATTTCCCATAATATACATTTCCTTGACGATTTAGTTCAGTAACCAAATGACAAGCCCGTTCTAAATTGACTTCCGCGGCGGTGGGGTGATTTAACTCACCCATGGACCGGTTACTCTTTACCATTTCAAAAATATAACGATTTACTTCTTTATCCATTTCACCGGAATCATAAATTCTTTTATTCTTATTAACTTCCTCACACTGCATGTAAGGACCCTTAATAAACATGGTACTGGGTTGGTTGCCATTCTTTTCTTCAATTACATATTCGAATTGATCATCCGGGGCAGGTGTTTCGACTAATAACCGTAAGGGCATATTATTATTTATGTATTATTTTGTTTATTTTCTTAGTTCTTTCTCACTAAGAAGTACAAATTCTAAACCTCTATTTTTACAAAATTCTTTGGCAGCTTGCCATTTGGCCTGATTTTGAATGTATGTTAACTGTTCATAGAGTAGGGTTTTCTTATGTTTGCCAGGGGCTTCTACCGGTTTATTGATTTGCTTGGAAGGTTTGACTTCAACCAAATATTTTTTAATACCAGTGGGAGTTTTAAGTTTTATTACTGCGTCGACAATATAACGGTGAATCTTTTTATCTAACGGGTTTTCGTAAGGTATAACTACAGTCTCACTACCCCACTCTACCACGTTGGGATTATTATCACACCACCGAAATAATTTTAATTCCCAACTACTTAAATAACGAGGGAGGTCGTGTCCTTTATATTTTTCTAAATGAGTAGGTTTAAAAATACCTTGGACGTATTTGTTATTTTTTAATGTTAGCTTCAAAATTACCCCACAAAGAAATCCACCGGGCCACCATCTCCTAATCCAGTTGAAGCGCCCTCGTATAATTTCTTTTCTAATTCGGCCTTTTCATTTTTACCATCTTCGAGAATAGCCGCATTAATCGTGCCGCCTCCAAAGAGCTGGGTGCCTTGGTATTTGCCACGAACCGTGCCAATGGCTATTTTTGTCAATGCCAAAGCATATTGATATACCCACGGCTCTTTAATAATATCAATTAAAGGACGCTCTACATAACAGGTAACAATCCCATAAAATCGTGTATTACGAGGTTCAGGGAATAACTGCATATATTGGGTACGAGGGTCAAACCGTACGTCTCGTCTGAGTGCTAAAACTTTTTCTCGGGTATCCAGCCAATTTTTTAACACATACCAACTTACCAGATCAAACCCGTAATTGCCTAAAGAGTAAGAAAAATAAGTTTGTTGGGCCAAGGACTGTTCGATAGTGAACAAAGTATTCACCCCGTTACTAGATCCTTCCTCAAAATCTAATACACTCATGACTTGACGGTAATCACCAATCAAATAATCATAACTATTCAATAATTCAATTTCCGAGGACCCGGGGGTAAAAACCTGATAAAGATAAGGATGGTCGGGCTGTCCAATAACCATTTGACCGATGGTATAAAGGTCTTTAATACTCTTAGAAACATTTTTAAATTTAGCCCGGAAATTAAAATCTTTGGTTAAACTAAAGAGTACATCCAATCGTAACCCCTTTCCAGGTTCATACAACTCACTATCAAATACTAAAAATTCTTGGGTATAACCGGCAAATTTAGTATACATCTCACATGCAATTCCGATAAACTCATTTAATTGATCTGCATGAATCTCAAGGTTTATCAGAGGAGCCCCCAAAGCTCTGCATATACGTTGGCCGAGTCTATCATAACTATCCATCTTAGACTGTAAATTAGTAGTATAAAATGAACTTACCGGTTCTGTGTTACTACAAATCATCATACAATATTTATACTGGCCGAACTACTATAAGGTGCTGAGCCAAACACAATTACGGTGCCACCCCCGGGCATGAGTACTTCTCCGAAAAATAAGTCACCGGGGTTGGGAGAAAGAATAATACCGGGCCCGGCAAAATAGGTAATATCGTTTAACCCATTTAAGGTAAAATAGGTTGCCTTCCCGTATAATTTATTTCCATCGCACACAAACTTTATTGCCGTGATAGATAAGGGCTGTAACCGAACCACATTGGTCCCGCTTAATGGATCTTGAAATACATAATCGGAATCAAAATTTAAATTCTCATTACCTGAAATTGATTGTTGGATAACCAAATAATAAATTCCCCCTTTCTTTTTATCTTCAATAGGTTCAATATTTTTTAAGTAATATTGTGAACTAATACCTGGAAATGTAACATACGCGGCTTGTTGGGCCGATAAACTCCAATATGCAGAATTTGCTGTAAACGTAATGTCTACCCCTTTAAAATTCTTAGCCCCGGTATCTTCTTGTACTTTATTAGTTCTCCATGCATTTACTAAATCAGACCAATATGAGATATTTTCATTATAAGTTTGTTCTAATGATTCTAAATTTAAATTTTCTAAAGTCTGATAACTACCGTAAGCTAAATTCCAATCTCCACTGTCAGAGTTAACTGTAGTGTAAGTGGTAGGATATTTTTCCCATTCCCCGGAAAGTTGTTGCACGGTGTTTTTAGTTTCATGCCAAGTTTTACTATCCGTGAATATAAATCCAGAAAAGTAATTAGTATCAATTACCAGAAAAGGTATTCCCAAAAATGAAACGATAGGAACCCCCGAAAACGTTACAATATCAAAAACTGCAGCCCCGGTAGTGGCTTGATATAAATTGTAGAAAACCCCAGAAAAAGGAGCCGTTTGTGAGGCTATAGAGTCTTTGGCACTATCCGGAAACCCAGGCGTGGTAGCCGTGTGGTGAGATGACCGGTGAAACTTGTTGTGAAATACAATATTGCTCATTCAAGGTAATAAGATATATCTCCATACATTAAGGCCCCATCACACAAGAAACTGATTACAGCTGTACGAAATCCAGACAAATTTATAACCCCGGTGTATCCTAAGTGTATAGGAAACCGGTAAGCAGTACTAAAAAATACATTCCTACCACTCAGGGTAGTTGACAAATTATTTTGTGATAGACTCAATACATAAGTTCCTCCTTTTTTAAGGTTGGTAGGATTGTTTATAAAGGTATCACTTAATAATGCAAAAAATGTTACTTGATTCAAACTAACATCCCAATCCACAGAACTTAAACCTATAAGATATGAAAGATTAGTACCTGAAAATGTTTTTGCATGGGTATATTCTTGTACCCGATTAGTAAACATAATGTTTGGCTCACTCCAGACGGCGCTATTTGCACAGACTGTAGTATACATTGAATCATACGTTGCACTATTGGCCTGTAAAGTTAGGTACCCGCTAAACCCTAGATTCCAAAAATCAGAAAGACTGTTTACAGTAGTATAAAGAGAGAGAGTAGGGGCCCAATTACCGGAAAGGGTATTAACGGTGTTATAGGCTAACCACCATTGATAGCTATCAGTGGGAATAACAAAAGAGCGGTTATTGTCGGTGAGAATATTATAAAATATTCCCATAAACGGTTCATTATATGTGGCTATGGGGTCAGTGCCCCCGTCTAGTCCAAACCCGGTTACTGAATGGTGACTGGAACGGTGGTACTTGTTATGAAATGTATAGATACCAGCCATATTATGAAATATTTTTACCTCCTCCGGATGTATAAGGAGCAGTACTAACAATTATAATACTGTTATCTGGTGAGCTAAACGCATCAGAACCAAGTAACATCTCAATAGGAACAGGATTAATGGAGTTACCAGGTCCTTGAAGATAGGTAATAAATTC